TATAGACCTTTTCCCCGTCTACTATTTTAACCTCTACTAGTAAAGGATTAAGAGGCGTTAAAGATACGGGCCTTCCGGCTCCGTTCATTTCTATTTTAGCGTAGCTGTTGCCGTGTAGCACCAAGTTAGCCGCCATACATTCTCTAAAAGTAAAGGTAGAGCTCACGCTATTGGGCTGCTCTGCTAATAGCTTTTGGATTGGATGGCCTATAGCTTTTACGCGGGTTTCTCCGTCCGCTTTATATACGTTTAGAGGTATGCTAGCTATCGTTTCGCTTATGATCCTTACGGCTGCGTAAACAGCGCTAAAGGTTAGCGCGTTGTCTTCGCTTACTTGTACTCCCGTTTTGCTAGTACCAAAAAGCCCCGTAAGCCACGCAGCAGGGTTAGCTAAACTAGTGCTGGGGTTTTCCGGGGAGCTTCTAAATAAGCGGGCTAGTAGCCCAGGGTTTTTATTTTCTGCCAAAACTTAGAAGTGTATACTTTATGCAAATATACAAAAAAAAGTCTTTACTTCTTGTTTGGTTGCGTTTTTTATTGTATAGGCAGCCTAGTAATTTTAAAGCGGTCGTTCTCGTAGTAGTTGCACTTGGAGTTAATAACCTTGGTTAAAGTACTGTAGTTTAATTTTAAGGCCTTACAAGCTTTGGTAAGTGTCCTAAAGCCTTCTACCTTTCTAGAGCTCTTAGACTCTACTAGAATGATTCTCATATAAATAAAATAGCGTTTTCGTATTCCTTTTCTATGCAAGCGGCGCAGGCCTGCGGATCCTCTCCGGCTTCCGTATAAATAGCGCAAGCTTCGCAGTAGTAACCTTTATTAGTAGACATAGCCTAAAAGAATGTACTGTATAAAGCTCATAGCTTTTAATAGTAGGTTCATAGCTGGGAAGAATAGCAGCCCGCTAGCTACTACGATTAAGAGCGCCCTTGCGTCCTTTTGGTCCTGGGTTATTACTTTCTTTGCCATTGCTTTAAATAAAATTTAGCTTTTTCTAAGCTGTTAAACTTGCGGCTTCCGTAGAAGCTTGGGGTATTCGGTAAGGCGGTAAAAGAGCCGGGCTGAGTCTCTAAGATCTCAGCGCCGGCGTATTGTATTACTCTCTTTAGTTTCATTTGCAAATTATTAGTTTACAACTCATTTTTTAAGGTAAGAGTCCCATTGATTATGCGCATCATTTATAGCACCTATCCGCGTTTTACCTCTACCTTTTACTATAAATCCAGCGTCGGTACATTGCCAAGAATCTGATTTAAAAAAATAATCAACTACGAATCTAGTACCGTTATATGTATGGCAGCTTTCGCCGTCTTGTAAAAATGGATTACTTTCTAATTTCATAAGATTAAGTTTAAAGCCCCGAAGGGCTTTACTTATACTAGTTTAAATATCCCTTTAGCTTCTGCTTCTTTTACGTCTTGTATTGTGTAAAACGTGCTAATAGCATCAATAACAGTTAAAAAATTTGACTTTTCAAATTGAGCTGTAAAAATAATTTGCTCTCCTGCTTTGTTTCCGCTTACTGTAAATACTTGTTTCATTTTGTAGTAGTTGTTGTTGTTATTACTGGTGTAAATATACGGCAGTTTTTTAACTATGCAAATAAAATGCTATTTTTTTTCATATTTTTTTTTAGGCCATAAAAAAAGCCCCTCGCGGGGCTCTCTCTTAAGCTAGTGCTTTTTTGTACTCTTCGTAAGCTTCGTAAGCTTTAGTACCGTACTTAGGCTTATGCTGTACAGTTACGTACTTCATTCTTATTTTAATCTCTTTACCGTTTGGAGCATTAAACTTAATACCTTCGTGATTCTCTTTCATTTCGTAGTAGTCTTCGTAGCTGTTAAAGCTTCCGTACTCTAGAAGTCCTTCTAGTAGGTCTCTAACTTGCTCGAATACTTCTTTAGATACGGTAAGAGGATTTACATAAATATCGTAGCTATTACCTCCTGCGAAGCTCTCGTAGCTAAACTGGCAGAAGTTAGCTACTTCTTTGCCGAATTTTGCGGCTATGATCTGCTTTACTACTTGGTTGTAAGTAGTACCGCTTGCGCGGTAGTATTCGTTACCTGCGTAGTCAGCGGCTTTAATAAGGCTTACGTTTTTAAGTTGAACGTTTAGAGCTGTTGCGTTTACTTTTACTGTTGTTTTCATTTGTAGTGTCTTTTAGTTTTTGTTGTTGTTGTTTGACACTTCAAATATACGGCTACTTTTTATTTATGCAAACTTTCCCGTAAAAATTTTCATTTATTTTTAGGGTATAGCATTCTCCCTCTACCAATATATTAACGCAAGCCCCGCCATTACTGACCTGCGGAAAGGCTACTATTTTTTTATCCATCAAAAAAAAAGTTAACGCTTTAGCTTCTTCTACAGTCATTATAATATAATTAGGTCCCGCTCGTCGTATATACTGCCTTCCTCGTCGTCGGTCCTATGCTTTACTAACCATATCCCTACAGCCATAGCCCAAGCTTGCGCTACGTCTATTTTATCCGTGCTCTTAGCTTTGTCAAACTTTAAATTACCTGCCGGATCACTTTTAGCCTGCACATTACTAACACACCAGCGCAGTAGCCTATTACCGTTATGCGCTATTTGCCCGCTCCTTATCCAAATTTCTAGCTGCTTAATAGCTGGGCTCATACTTGCGAAGCCTTGGCCGTAAGGCTCCACCGGTAGCCCTTCCTCCGCTAACGCGGCTATAAGGCTGCTAGAGTTCCACCTATCAAAAGCTATAGCCTTGATATTGTATAAGCTAGCCACCTCGTAAATAGTGTCCTCTATATAGCGGTAGTCCGTTACGTTACCCGGTGTTACTGTCAGCTCCTCTCTAGCTATGAAGTTATTATAGTCCGCTCCGCTCTTACCTTTCCTTCTATCTACTGCGGCCTCACTTACCCAGCTATAGACCATAGTCTTAAAGGGCTCGTCTTCCTCTACCGGCGGGAAAATTAAAACTAGCGCCGTTAAATCCTCAGTACTCGCAAGATCTAAAGCAGCGTAGCAGTCTCTACCCTCTAGCTCGTAGTCTTTATAGTCCTTACTACAGCTTAGGTAATCTTCGTCGCTTATCCATCTTACCTCGCTCGTAGTCCATTGGTTTAAGTGTAACCTTCTAAAAGTATTTTCATACGTTACCAAAGCTTTAGCTTTCTTAGCTTGCGCTTCTATATAGTCGGCTTTAATAGTTACACCGAATCCGGGGTTAGCTTTCTTCCAAGTCTTAGGGCTATAAATGTTGTCCTCCTCGTCAGCTTCAAAGATATGCGGGTAAAAAGTAGGATCTTCTATAACCCCGTCTCTAACCTTTTTAGCGTAGTCGTATACCTCGTAGCAAATACTCTCCTTATTAGTTCCTGCGGTAGATATGCTAAAAAAAAGCGGTTGCCTCCTCGCTCCGCTAGCCGTTTTCATTACGTCGTAAAGTTCCCTATTCGGCTGGCTGTGGAGCTCGTCAAACAAAACCGCGTGAGCATTATAACCGTGGGCAGTATCTGCGTCAGCGCTTCGCGCTTGTATAAAGCTTCCGTCTTTAGCTACTATGCTGTTACGGTATACCTTTACCTTATCCATTAGCAAAGGGCTTTGCATAACCATTTGCTTTTGTATTTCGTGTATCATTCCAGCCTGCCCCCGGTCCGCTGCACATACTATTATTTCCGCTCCTGGCTCGTTATCTGCTACCAATAAGTAAAGGCCTAGAGCTGCTAGAAAATTAGTCTTGCCATTCTTACGAGGCCAAAAGAGGAAGGCCTCCCGCGTGATGCGGAGGCCGTCCTCGTTCACGTTGCCGAATATATCGCTTATTACTTGCTTTTGGAAAGGCTCTAGCATAAAGGGCTGCTTCGCTAGCTCTCCTTTCGTATGCGTAGTAATGCGCTCTATAAACTTTATTACTCTCTCTGCTTTGTGTTTATCGTACATTCGGCTACATTTCTATAATATCGTCTATATCTAAAGTTCTGCCCTCCGGCCTCTCTAGCTTGGATCTACTAGCAGGCGTTAAACCAAATTCTATTAGCATCATTCTAATACGCCGCCACGCGTCCGAGCTTTGAGCTGCGGCCGGATGCGGCTTTAATACTTTAGCTCCATTGCTCGCGAAGGTTTCATATATACGGCCTTCCTTTTGTAGCTTGAGTTCTGCGCTATACCATTCCTGGTACGCCATAGCTAAAAGCTCTAGGGCTGTATCGTCTATTTGACTAAGCAGGCCCATACTATGTAAGTGGCTTACGCTTCGCTCATACATTAGCTTACCCTTTGCTTTTAAAAAGCTGGGCGCTTTATTTATAGGCTTGCTTACCGTAGTAGTTACGGGCTTTTTTGGGGCTCGGTCCTTTCGGGCTGTGCCTCTTTTTTGCTTTAGTGCCTGCGGTGCGGGCCTCCTTCCTTTAGCCATTTTACTCTATTTCTCTAAGTTCTGATTCAAATTTGACACCATA